AACTGATTTTAAGTTTGGCGATACTCCCCAAATTATTAAGTTCATTGACCCAAGCGGCCCATTTGCCGTATACCGTCAGCACTTCTTGTCACAAAAGACAAGCGGACAGCGTTCATACATTTCACTGGGTGCTAACGACCCATTGTGTGTAAAGCTTGGCAGCAAGCCAGAGTTAAAGCGCGCATTTAGCATTATTAACTTGAGTGCTGTTGGCGGACCACGTCGTGAACGACTTATTGCATCCCCGCGTTTATATGATGCGCTTCATGCAGCAGAGTTTTCACCTCAAGGCCCATTAACTAAGAACTATTGGGCTATTTCGCGTTCAGGAAAGATGCAGACAACTATGTATCACCTAAACGCAGTTAAGTCTCGTGACCTCGTAGAGGATTGGGGCATGACAGATATTGAGGTTATTGAAAAGTCACTTGCTGACATTCAGCCATTTGTAAGTTCCGATCTTAAGGAACCAACATGGGAAGAGCTTGAAGCTGTCGCAGCTTCACTACTCTAGCAAATAGACCGCTGGAGAGTCAGTCGCTACATCCCCCGCTACTGGCTCTCCAGCTTTATTTTGGGGGCACAATTTGAATATTATTATGACTAAAGAGCAACTTGATGAAATGGTTGCGTATTATTTAGAACAAGACTCTTTTGCTTTTGACGTAGAAACTGTAGGAACCCATAGAGGTACTCCCGCAGTTAACGAAGTGCTTTGGATTTCTTTTGCTACACATGGTCGCGGGGATGTTATTCCCATGGGTCATCCAAACGGTGATTTTGTAGAATTAATCCGACCACTTACAGGTGTTGGGCAAAAACGTTTAGAGGCAGGTATGCCTATTCGAGATAACGATTATTCTTCTGATGATAAAAAAGCTACTAAAGTGTTTACTAAAGGCCCAGAGCAGTTATTTCCAGCAGAAGTCTTTGAGGCATTGAAGCCTTTAATGTTTCACCCAACCATTCTTAAAATAGGTCACAACTTGGGTTTTGACCTTAGTTCCGTGGCCAAGTATTACGACAACACTCCTCCATGCAAGCCTTACTTTGACACATTGATGGCCTCTTTTTTATACGATAACAAGAACCGTGGAAAGCTTGGCTTAGATGATTGTTTGCAGCGCGAGCTTGGGTTTAGCATGCAAAAAGGAATTGGACATAAGGTTGAAGATTATTCTTTTGACGAGGTGGCTAAGTATGCTTATCTTGATGCAAAGTACACTTTTTTACTATGGAAAGTTCTTATAGATAAGTTAGAAGAGTCAGACGTTGTTCGTGTCATGAAGCTTGAGATGGATGTACTTGAAGTGCTCTGCTACATGAAGCTGGAGGGTACTCATATTGATATTGAATCTTTAAAGGCTCTTAATATTCAGTTAGAAAGTGAAATTGAAGCAGCAAAAGCGCATGCGTACAGTGTTGTGGGTCGAGTGTTTAACATGAATTCCAATAGCGAAAAACAGTATTTGCTTTACGGCCCAAAAGAGGAAGGCTGCAGAGGTTTAAAAGTAAGTCAATTAACTGGCACAGGTCAGAAAAACGCTATTGCTTTAGGGGCGGAAGGTCTTACACACAAAGACTATTCAGTTAATGCAGCGGCGCTAGAAGAACTTCGTTCAAAAGATGAGTTTGTAGACGCTTTAGTTACCTATGCCGACCTTAATAAACTACAAAGCACTTACGTTATCCCTTATCTTGGTGGCGAAGTTGTTAAGACTGTTAATGGTAAATCTAAGATCGAGACAAAAGAAAGTATGTTAGTAAACGGTAAGCTTTACGCAGATTTTATTCAATGGGGTGCTGAGACAGGGCGTTTTTCTAGCCGTAATCCTAATTTGCAAAACATCCCTAACCCAGAGGCTAGTGAGAATGGTAAAGCCATTCGTAATCTATTTATTGCGCCTGAGGGTTATAAATTAATTGTTGCTGACTATTCACAAATTGAACCTAGAGTAATTGCTGCAATGTCTAAAGACCCAATTATGTTAGACAATTACCTTACTGGTGGTGACCTTTACACTACCGTAGGTAATACTGTGGGTGTTGACCGTAAAGCAGGTAAGGTTTTGGTTCTTGCCATGGCATATGGCGTAGGGCCGGATAAGATTTCAACCCAGATTGGGTGCACAGTTCAAGAGGCTAAGGCACTGTTGAATGCTTTTGCTGAGAAGTTTCCTTCCGTATCTAAATACAAACAGACCGTTGTAGGGGTTGCTCGCAAAAAGGGGTACGTGACCACAATTATGGGACGCCGCCGATATCTTCCTGATATTAACTCTAGAGTAATGAAGTTTAGGTCTAGTTCTGAGCGTCAGGCGTTTAATACTAGAATACAAGGGAGTGCTGCGGACATCATTAAGCTTGCTATGATTAGGGCCTATGAGCGCCTACCTAAGGAAGCAAAATTGATTCTTACAGTGCACGATGAGCTTGTGACAATTGCCCCAGATAATCTTATTGATGAGGTTAAAGAAGCTATTCGTGATGCTATGGAGGGTATTAACCTTTTACCTATCCCTCTTATCTCCGATATTAATGTAGTTCAACGTTGGGGAGAGGGCCACAAGTGAGTTGGTTTCGCAAAAATAAAAAACCTGAGTATGAAATAGATACTCACGATATACCTTTAACTACAATGGTTAGATGGTTTTTACATGACATTGGGTATGGAGAAGATCAGATTGACGACTTAATTGGTCTTAGCCCAATTAGTGACGAGGGTCTAGATAAAGAAATAGAAGATAGCGCTAAACGATTAAGCTCATTATTTACTATAACCCCGTACATTGAAACTGTAGCGGAAATAGCCGCTAACGTTCTTTCTACAATTGCGATTAAAAGTGCCGAAGAGCACGGTGATTCTTTAGACAATGAGAAAGATGCAGAGCTACTAACAAAGCTTTACTACTCTATATCATTGTCATCCATAATTGGGGCGTTTTCAATTGCATCATCATTAGGTATAATTGACGTCTCGGCCGTAGCCGCTGAAAATAAAGATATAGGAGACATGTTTTATGAGTAACTCTGACTGGTGGGCAAAAAAGATGAATGTTCCCGCACCAAGGCCTTTAATGCCTGATGTGCCTATGGCTCAGCCACAGCCTGGAACGTATGTGCAACCTCAACACCCCCAGTATCCACCCTCACAACAGCGTACGCCTTCGGCAGACCGTTGCCCTGAGTGCGGTAGTGGTAATTATGGTGGAGCTACCCCTGAGTCCCGTAAACGATGTTATGACTGCGGTTACCCAATTCAGCAATCAGGTAGTGGTATGGGTAAAGGTATTATTGGCCAAGGTGGTCAAGCCTCTGGCCCAGCACAGCCCGCTAGACAAGTACAATCAGGCGGTTTTAACCCAACAACTATCATTGGACACATTTAATGAAAATGCCAGCAGAACTATTAAAAGTAATTAATGGGCTTAATAAAAAAATGGGAGACTCAACTGTAGTGTTGGGTTCAGATATTATTGCTAATCCGGCACGATTTACTACAGGTTCTTTGTCTATTGACATGGCACTTGGTGGAGGATGGCCCCCTAACCAGTGGCATGAGTTAATTGGTGAGGCTAGCAATGGCAAGACAGCTCTTGCGCTTAAAACTATTGCCGCTAATCAGCGACGTGACCCAGAGTTTACAGCTGTGTGGGTTGCTGCAGAAGAGTGGGTAACTGGTTATGCTGAGCTTTGCGGTGTTGATGCATCGCGAGTGTTTGTAATTTCAACTAACATTATGGAGGAGGCTTATGAAGCCGTCATTAAATTCGCTGAAAGTAAAGTTGTGGACTGTATCGTTATTGATAGTCTTCCTGCCCTCGTACCTAGCGCAGAAGATGAGAAAGAGATGGATGAACCAACCGTAGGGCGCTCAGCTCTGCTTACTAACAAGTTCTTCCGTAAGGTAGGCAAGGCCTCTAAAAGGTCTTTGATAGCGCCAGAGAGGCCATTCATTGGCATCATTATTAATCAATGGCGTTCAAAGATTGGCGTTATGTACGGAGATCCTCGCACTACTCCAGGCGGTTTAGGTAAAGATTATGCGTTCTTTACTCGTATGGAAGTACGCCGTGATGAATGGATTGAGGCTGGAACAGGTCAGGAAAAGCGACGTGTGGGTCAGTCTATTAAAGCACGCGTTATAAAGAATAAGTCAGCTGCCCCAGCGCAAGTTGCAACAGTAGACTTTTACTTTTCAGAAGGTGCTGATGTACCGGCGGGTGAGTTTGACTTTGCTAAAGAAATTGTAGCCATGGGCATTTATAACAAGGTTATAGTCAGAGCAGGTGCTTACTATCGTTATGATTTCAATGGGGAGACTCGTCAATGGCAAGGGCAAGATGCGATGCTTGCTTCAATTCGTGAAGAGGTTGACCTTAAAGAAGTTCTGGAAAAAGATGTCCTAGACTCTATTAAAGCTAACTCAAAGTTTGTAAATGAGGAGTGAGGGTCAAAAGCAGTCTAAGAAACACGAAGACCGTTTAGCTAAAGAGTTAGGTGGTCAACGTGTGGTTGCTAGTGGCGCTTTTTGGAGCCGTAAAGGCGATGTACGGATGCCTGATGTCTTATTGGAGCATAAGTGGACGGGTAAAAAGTCGTTTACTCTTAAGTCCGAAGTGCTTGAAAAGATAGTAAAAGAGGCTATTTTAGAAAGCCGTATGCCAATACTTGGCATAAGTTTAAACAATGAAAATTATGTAGTTCTTACTGAAAACGATTATTTAGAACTCCGACAGCGCTTGGAGCAAATGTAGTCAGTGTGTTAGACTTATATCCTCTGGGAGAGGAGGCTTAACCCTCTAACTTCCAGGAGCTGACACATTGTACGATGATGTTTACCACGACGAAGGCTGGCGCTACGATGCTAAATGCCGAGGCATGGATACAGAACTTTGGTTTCCACCAAGAGATAAAGATAAATACAAAACCATAGCTGACATTTCTAAATCAGTTTGCTACGGAAAAGATGGTTTACCAGAATGTCCTGTGCGTAAAGAATGTTTACTTTATGCGGAGAAAATGGATGAACAGCATGGTGTGTGGGGTGGTATGAGTCATCGAGAAAGAAACTCACTTAAACGCAAAGCTGCTAAGCAAGGTTTAACACTTGAGGAGTGGGTAAATAGATGATAGGTTGCCGTTATGAATTACAAACCCGGCAATACCTTAAAGAAGTTTATCGACGTGGCTAAAAAAGATACACGCGTCCTTGGCTCGGTAGAACGTTATTTAATCTCACGCCCTAAGGACAAGTCACGACGTACAGATATGCTTCATCCTTCTGACATGGTTGGAAAAGACTGGTGTTACCGCGCTTCGTATTTTCATCTTTTGGGTTACTCCCCAGAATCTACTAGAACTTCTAGTTTAAGATTAGAAACAGTATTTCAAGAAGGCCACGATATTCACCACAAGTGGCAAACGTGGTTTAAAAACATGGGTGTTCTACAAGGTAAGTGGTGGTGTGAAGAGTGCGGAGAACTATTTTGGGGTATGCCAGATTGCCACGATGGCCCATTACACTACAGGGAAGTTCCGTTCTTTAATGAAGAATATAGAATTACAGGGCATGCTGATGGTTGGCTTATTGGTTTAAACGACCCATTGATGTTAGAGATTAAATCTGTTGGTGAAGGCACACTGCGTTGGGAAGCGCTTGACCTGTATGCAACTAACGATTATGATTTTAACAAAACATGGAAAAATCTTACAGCGCCGTTTAAGAAACACATTGACCAGGTTCAGATGTACATGAAGTTAGCAGAACTACAAGGGTATGAAAATGTACCTAATGAGGCTGTTATTATTTATGAAGCTAAACCGAATCAAGAAAGCAAAGAGTTTGTTATACCTAGAAGTGACTGGGGTATCTCACACCTATTTGAAGCTGCTAAGATGATTGTAGATGCGGTTAACAATAAAAAGCCGCCAGCATGTAACATTGGTATAGACGGATGCGCGAGGTGCAAACATTATGACAATTGATTTAATTTCAGCAGGTATCAGTGATTCAGTTTTAAAAGTACTAGAGGCCCAAGGGCTGCCTGTTCGCCGTAGTTTAGACATTGATGTTCCATCGTTTCCGTTGGATATAACAGCGGTTGACGATAAGGTTCTTATGGAATTAGCTCGTTCCTATATGGAAAACTATAACTTTCTTATTACGCAGGTCGCATGTGCTGAATTAGCTGTAACGGAAACAGAGAGTTTGTATGACCAAGAAGAGGCAAAGCTTTTACTACTGAAATCGGCTGACCCTAAGTTAAAAGCCACAGCTATAAAAGCTATGATTCTTACAGACCCGGACATGCACGCCATGTCTATTGGGCTTCTGCAGGCTAAGGCTTACCATAAGATGCTTAAAACTATGCAAGACAATTTAGAGCGTTATTATCAGTTAACTAGCCGTGAACTAACACGACGTACTTCTTCAATGAAGTCTAGATTTTAATGAAAGTATTTCAACAAGGAACTCTTAACAAGTCTGAACCAGTTTATTTAGGTATTGACCAGTCTTATAGCGGGTTTGCTATTACTGCGTATCAAGGTGGAAATTATTACACTGAGGTGTTTAAGTCAGATAAAAAAGGCATTGAGCGACTTAAGGATATACAGGCTTATGTTATGGATTCGTTATATCAGTACCCTAACATTGCAGATGTTGCTATGGAGGGCTACGCTTTTGGCTCTCAGATGGCAAATATGTTGGGTGAGCTGGGCGGGATGGTTAAACTCACACTTTTTGACTTTGGTATTTATCCGCTTATAGTCCCCCCCACCAACCTTAAAAAGTACGCATGCGGTAAAGGTAACGGCGTTTCTAAAAGCCAGATTTTGCTTCATGTATACAAAAACTGGGGGGCTGAGTTTACAGATGATAATGCGGCCGATTCTTCCGTACTTGCACATCTTGTTTCAGGATCGTATACTAGGGCATATGAAAAAGAAGTTTATTTAAAACTTCAAGACCCAAAGTTTAGGGAGAAGTAGCATGGCTAGCTTTGAAGGTGCAACTTATGATGAGGCATTAGATTATGCCAGGTTGTCTACTCAAATTGAAGACGTTCTTAACTCTATGTTAGACCAAAAGTGGCACATGATGCAAGATATTGCAGAATCTATAAACGCACCAGAGCCTTCCGTGTCAGCTCAGATTCGTAATTTACGTAAAGAAAAACATGGCGGATACATTATTGACCGCCGCCGTGTTGGAAATACGTATGAGTATCGCTTAGACCTTATTGCTACAAGAGCAAAGAAAGAAAACAATGCCTAAATATGATTTTACTTGTATGGGTTGCGACCATACTACTGAGGTTCATATGGCATTTGATTCTGTTGAACGACCAATATGCCAGAAATGCGGTAACTTTATGATTAAATCATTTACAGCGCCAGCGGTACATTTTAAAGGTGGAGGGTGGGGCGGTCAATGAGTAAACGTAAAGAAAAGATTGCAGAAAGAATTAAAGAACAGCAGGAATTTATTGCCGCCCGTAGGAACCAACAGCTCATGATGCTTGAACAAGCATATGAAGCTGGCTTAAGAATTTATGAGGATAACAAAGATAAGTTGTCCCCTGAAGAAATTGCTAATATTGAAGCTATGAAGATTGACCAATTAGAGATGTTAGAGAAGCTGCGCCTTGAAGCACATCCGAGAACTGAAACCTGATTACACGGGGACTATGGAGTACGCCAATGAGGTGCTTCATGAATGTCCCCAGTGCGAAAGTAACCTTTGGCTGTTAAAGGTGTCCTTTGCCGACTATGAGATATCTTCCTACCTTTTGCCAATGGAATGCGGTATTTGCGGGTCTTACGCAACCGCTCCAACACCTTTAGACAGACCTAACCTTATATAAACGTCATAATTTATACCACGGGGTATTCCACTATTCGTAAACCGAGGTATAAAATGACAGAACAAGAAGAGAACGTCCTGCGTGTTTCAGCAGGCTCAAACCCGCAAGCCCTAGCTTCAGCCATTGCTCATGCTATTTATGAGACCCGCACCTGTAAGGTACGTGCGGTAGGCGCAGGAGCTGTTAATCAGGCTACAAAAGCCCTTGCCATTGCCCGAGGCTACACAGCCCCACGTGGTATTGACATTGCCTATGTGCCAGGATTTACCACAATTAAAAGCCATGACGGCGATATCAGCGCGATTGTCCTTACAGTAATCGTTATTTAAGGTACATTTAACTAAACCCTTCGGCCAAAGGAAAAAATATGAACGAATCACCAAAAGCACCAAAAAACATTGCCCCGTCTTCAACCGCGCCTACAGCGACTTCAAGCGCAAAACCACGCGTAGCAATGCCTGAAAAGGGCACGCTTGTTAAGAAGAAGAACGTAGCAGCAGGTGGAGCCACAGGCACCACAGGTATGGCAAAGCACGTTAAGCAGACTGGCGGTGCTCGATACGGAATCCGTGTTAAGTTCCAGCAGACTGTAGCCCCAGAAGCTGGCGCGACTCAATCTAATGGTCGCATCCTTCCAGCATCTATTGTGCGTCAGTCACAGAGCTTCGGAGCGGGCACAGCGGACTACAATTAATAATAAGGGCTGGTAGAAATACCAGCCCTTATTGCATTAACCCTCGACCTTTAGTATAGTAATCTGACCTTGTGCATTAGGAGAGTACATAATTGACTACGATTGTTGGATTACAATTAGATGATAAAGCAATTATTGCCGCTGACTCAAGAATAACTGACCACACGGGTCAGATTTTTAGTCACGAAGATTCTACTAAAATTAATGAAGTTGGCGCTTTTATTGTAGCCGGCATGGGCGAAGTAATGCCATGTGATGTAATACAACATATTTGGACCCCGCCTAGAGTTACTGTTAAAGATAAACTAGATTTATACCATTTTATGGTTGTTAAAGTAGCTCCCAGTATGCGAGCTTGTTTAAAGGAAAATGGGTATAACTTTGATGAACAGCACGGTTCCGATGAGTCTGAACAACGCTTTACTTTTTTAGTTGCAGTTTCTGGGCAACTATTTGAAGTAGACCAAGACCTTTCAATATGCCGAAAGTCTGATGGGATTTATGGCATAGGTTCTGGTGGCGCTTACGCTGTAGGGGCCCTTCATGCTGGGGCTGACCCACTTCAAGCACTAGAAATTGCATCTAAAGTAACCGCCTATACAGCCCCACCATTTATAGTAAAAGAGCAGTATAAAGATTAAATTTTCTGATATAGTAGTTGACCCGGGCGCCGAATGGGCTCGGAATTAACTTATATCGTCTAAGGAGATATATTATGTCAGCACTACCCTATGGAAAACGCCCTAATGAGCAATGGGCACATACGTTAGCAGTAAAACAAAAAACACCTGCAGAAGTTATGCAGCAACTTACTACCCACCTTCTTAACCGTGGAATTGGCTTTGATAATCACCAGCTTTTTTTTGCTGAATTAGCAAACCAATTTGTAGCTCGCCCTACCTATCCACCTTACGACATTGTGGGGGCCGAAGAGGATAAATACGAAATCCGTATAGCTATTGCAGGCTTCACTAAAGAGGAAGTGGAAATCACTTTCAAGGAGCAAGTACTAGTTATTGAGGGTTCTAAGGAAGAAGAAGAGAACGAGGACGCCTTTTTCCATAAAGGCATCGCTGGACGTGACTTTAAGCTTTCTTTTCCCCTCGCGGAATACGTAGAGATTACTGGGGCTACGCTCAAGGACGGTATCCTAGTGGTATCGCTACAGCGTGAGCTTCCGTTAGAGCTAAAACCAAAAACAATCAAAATCAAATAGCCTATGGCGCTAAGACCCCTCGGATATTCCGGGGGGTCTTTTCATGTGGTTTGCCTTAATTTTGTGATAGTCTAGTTGCATCGTGATGAAGACGAGGAGAAATATGTTAGACATATTAAGTAAGCATTTATCCAATGAGGTAACTGGATGTACCGTTTCTCGATGGATTGATGCGTTACCCCAAGAAGAACAAGACGCGTTTGCAATTGTTAAAGAAAAAAGCGCAAGGATTAAAATTGCTGTGTTATTTGCAGACCTTAATAAAGAGTCTGAACTTCCATTTAAATTAACTGCTTTCCGTTCACATATGAGGGATTACTGTACATGTCGAAATTAAATGCAATAGGCAAGGCTTTAATTAACGCTGACCTTAATGGGGCAGAGGATGATATAAAGCGTACGAATACTCCATCAGAGTACAGGGCTAGAATGGATATTGGCCCAGACGGAGGTTATTTTGTTTCTACTCCGCGTAATGCTGGTGAGTTACCTGACGCAGCTGAAATGTTTAAAGACTTCGATCTTGACCCAGAGGTATGGACAGTTATTAGCATTAGAAAAAGTCGTTGGCAAACCTTTAATGGTGACTGGTTAGAGGCTGCGCGTGTAAACGTAAAACCTGCTGAACGCGCCGCTGGAACTGACCTTGACTATGATGCATTAGTTTCAGAGATTTCTAATTGGAAACCTGGAAAAGTAGAATCTTACAAAGGGCCACTGTATGCCGTCTATGCTATCGGTGATACACAGTACGGTAAAGATGCAGGCGGTGGCACAGAGGCTACCGTTACTCGCGTTCTTGAGGCGATTGATGAAGCTGTTTTACGTCATAAAGAACTGCTAAAGACTGGTCGTAATATAGGCACTGTTGTTCTTCCTCAGCTAGGTGATTGTATTGAAGGAAGCACTTCACAAAAGGGTATGGTTATCGGTCGTAGTGATTTAGGAGTTACACAACAAGTTCGTATTGGTCGCAGAGTATTGATGGCGTGGATTAAAGCTTTTGTTCCATTATGCGATGAGTTATTAATACCAGTTGTTCCAGGTAACCATGATGAGCCACATAGAATATCAATGACAGACCCTACTGATTCATGGCAAATTGAAATAGCAGCGGCTGTTCAAGACGCCTGCGCAGAAAATCCTGCGCTATCACACGTTAAGTTTTATTACCCAAAGCCCGACCATCAAACGTTAGCGCTTGACTTAGGTGGAACTATTTTAGGATTAGCGCACGGCCATCAAGCTAAAGACATGGGTAAATGGTTACACGGACAGGCTACAGGTCGCACACCAGTTGGTTCAGCCGATGTATTAATGACGGGACATTTCCATCATTTCCGTGCTGACCAAATTGGTCCACGTTTATGGATTCAAGTTCCCGCCATGGACGGCGGTAGCGCATGGTTTCGTGACAAGAGTGGGTTAGAATCACCAACTGGTATTGTTTCATTAGTTGTTGGAGAAAATTATGATCCACGACGTGATTTGGCAGTACTAGCGGGAGAACAGCGCGTACCATAGGAGTATGGCAAACTCACAACCACACCAAAACGTTCAGAACTTGGGCGGAGGTGGAATGTATGGAACCAATACCGTTTACGGTGGCGGTGGCATTCCAGTTGCGCGAAGTGAACTTGACTTCCTTCGCCTTGGTGTAGGAAGAACGCCTCAGGCAGAGTATCCAGATGGATATTTAGGAACCATTCGTACCCGTCGTGATGATAGAGGGCGCGCTTCCAGCACATCTGACACCGTACTTAATGCACTTAAAGTACGTGTAGGGCAGCGCTCATATCAGCGTGGTGTTCATCGAGGTGAACGCATTGACGTACAAGATTATTATTACCCAGATGGTTTAGAAAACACACGCGGTATTGCGCGACAGATGAAAGGCAAACGAGTAGGTAACACTATTCATGTAGACCGTAATGTTGAGAACGCAATGGCCGCACCAGCCCCACATCTTCCAAATGATGGCAAAGCTAATATGCGCAGTACTTCCCCCATGTCACTAGACAAGCGTCGCGTAGACCAAATGGCTCGCATGCGCACACCTTGGAGATAACATGGCATCTGTACCCGATAGAGCGCAAAGCCCTAATAGAGTAATCAAGCTTAAGCATGAAACCGTTATTAAGCGACCAGACGCTAAAGTAGGATTTTCTCAAGAAAAAGAAATCCTTCACCATGATGGGGCACACGTTACCGGCCCTACAAAACTTACATCTTTTTCAGGAATGGGTAAAGCTTCAGAGCTAGGCA